CGGAGCTTTAGCTAGAGCATTAGGAAGCATAGAGGAACCATGGCAGAAGAAGTAATCTTTCCAGACGTAGAAAAAGTCTTGGTTGCAGGTATAAAAAATGCACTATCAACCCGGACCGAATAAAACTCATAGTTCAGGAACCTCGAACCAAATTAAATCGTCGGATAAAAGTTCTTTTGAAACATAACCCTGATCTACTTCGTAAGCCTTACCACGTCTTTTAGGTGCAAGCAAAGATAGTTCGTTGTCTGTTAGCCATATGTCACCGTTGCCGGTTCCGTAGTTTCTAGCTTGTCCGAACGGTCCTGTTTGCTGTTGCCAGTAGGTTAGGTTTTCTGGGTTGCGTAGAAGGCGTGTAACCATTCTTACAACAACCATTTTTACGGTGTTTAGCGGTAGTTCTAAATCGTCGATTCTAGTCTGTATACCCGGGAACTCTGAAAGGATTACCGATTCGGCGTCTGCTATCAATGCTTCCATAAGACTATCGTCTGTAGGTACGTCACCACCGACCCAACGGTCGATAATGTCTTGAGGGATAACCCAGCTCATTCGTGCCTTTCGTTTTAGGTGTTGCCCTAGGGGAGCAACCTAAGCCGCTCCCCTAGGTTTGAATCTATTTAGACTTAGACTACTTCGCGTAGTTTAACGAATGCTGCCAAGTCGCTAACTCGGAAACCGATTTCGATTTCTGCTAGAACTGCGAACATGTTCTGCTGGAATAGGTTGATTGATTCTTCACCTACGGTTAGAGTAGCCTGATCGCTAATCTTGATAGTGACGTCAGAAACCTGACCCCAGATAGCCTGTGACCAGTCTCCAGCGAATCCAAGAACGTCGTTTGTTGCGTTTAGGTAAGCAGCCTGTGACTTGAATACTGGACGACCCAATAGGGAACCAACGGTTCCTTCGGTCTGTAGGTTGCTTAGGAACAATGGACGCTGCTGGTCATCCTTTAGACCAAGGAGAGTTGCCTCACCCTGTGGGCTAATGATGTATCCGTTTGTGTCGTAACCGTTGCCACCAACTGCAGAAAGACCTGCAATAAGACCGTCATAAGTTAGATCAACGTATCCAGCGGAAGCTAGAGTGTCAAAGTCTGACCCCGGAGCTGTTCCATGGAATACGGTGCTGTCGAACTTCTTAGCAAGTGCGTTAGGAAGTCTTGAAGCCAATGCGGAATACAAAGCTGGAAGGTCGCGACGGAACTCGTTAGAGAATGTCTCGATAACTGCAAGCTTGTATGGACGTAGAACCTTGGTTGCTGCTGTTCCATTGGAGACTGGCTTTAGTGCTGTCTCTCCAACCCAAGCGGCGGTTGGTTCGCCTGTGATTACGTTTACTGCTGAACCGTTACCCGGAAGGTCGATTCTGCGAGCGGCACGCTGAACTACTGATGTCTCTAGAACTTTTCCTAGAATTTCGGATGATACTGCTGCAGGAAGAACGATGCTTCCCGATGCTCTGTTGATGTCTGCCATGTTAGCAAACTCCTTTTCTTATAGAAGGTCTGACAATGCCGAAGCGAACTGGTCTGCTGTGGATACTCCACCTGTGACCGGCTTGCCTTGGTTAATGTCGGGTTTGATTGTTGTTTTTGACTGATTCGCAATGAGCGATAACAGTTTGTCGGCGGAACTTTCTAGTTCCTCGCGACTTGAACCATTAAGTAGTTCTATTGCATCCGAAGGAATACCTTTTTCGTTAGCTATTTCGTATCGGATTAGTTTGGACGAAGCTAGAGTTGCTTCGGCTTTTGCTTGGGATAGTTCTTCGGCTAGTCTCTCTTGGACTGGCTTTAGGCTTTCCTCATACTCTCGCCATTTGGCAGCGGCTTCGGTGTCAGCCTTTGCAGACTTTGCCCGAGATTCCCATTTGCGAGCTTCAGATTTCCAATCTGTTTCTACTGTTTCGGTTTGCACTTCTACAGTTTCTTCGGTTGGTTCTGTGGTTACTTCTTCACTCATTGCGTTTGCTCCTATGCAGGATTTCAGCCATGCGGCTGTCTTGGCGTTTTGCCAAACTTATTTCTGTCCGGTGATTTCTCGGACTAGTCGTAAACGGTTTTTAGTCGTTCCCGAAAGTTCTGGGTAGGTTTTGCGGAAAGCAGTTCCAACAGCTCTACCGCTTGATTCCTTACCTTCGCTTTTTAGCTTATCGCTAAAGGCTTTTCTTGCTGCTGCTTGTCTTCTTTCAAGCTCTGCGGTTGCAAGGCTGTAGGCTTCTCTGGCTTGTTTGTACTCTGGAAGTTCTAGCTTTTCTTGTCCCGTAAAAATTGGTCTAAGCGTGCATCTGCAAAAGTTATGGTAGCCCTCGAAAAACTCTGAACGTTGAACGTCTGCTACTGCTGCCATTGTGACACAAAAAGCGCAAGCCCCGGGGGAAGGGATACGTTCATAAGTTGTGCCGTCGGGATCTACCACAATGTTAAATTGTGTTGTTTCCCTATCGCCATCTAAAACTAAACGTTGCATACTGCCAGCTAAAGTACTTTGAAAGGTCGTGAACGGAATCCCTTTTGTAAGTTGTGCCATTCCGAAACCTATAGCGGCGTTCATCGGTGTAATCACGTCTGGAACTTTTGGTTCCGCTTTGTAAACGCTTTCTACTTCTCTAGCTGTAAGTCTTGACTTGTCGTAATAATCGGCACTAACTACTGCCGCTACTGTTGTAAAGTTTTCAGCAACCGGGGGAATTGTAAGCCTTAGTTGATAAGCCAATTCGGGAACTGGTCTTTCACCTAAAAGATTAGTTATAGCTACTACTTCCGCCATTGCTAAAGTGGTAGTTCTATCTAGATCCCTGCGCTTGTCAGTTAGTATCGACACGTCGGCTTGCTAGTTCTGCAACTGTTGGGTTCTGAACTGCTGCGGTTGCGGCTACTGCTAAGTTACTTACCAAGTTGTTAGCTCTTGCTAATTCTTTTTCTTTGCGAAGAATTACCTTATCGCTATCGCTTAGTCCGATTCTGTTATAAGTCACTTCGGAATCACCAAGCAAAACACCGGCACTAATTAGCTTAACGGCTTCGTCTGCTGCTGCTGCTCTAGTAGGTGTTGAAGGGTCACGCCATAATGGACGGATGTCGGAAGCCTCGGCAGGAATAGAACCATCCCTAACCAATAGACCTAGCCTTGCGACTTCGGTCCAAGTTCTTCCAAACTGTCTTTGTCTACGTTCTGCCCTTTTGACTAGTCTAGCTTCCATCTGTCGAATAGCGTCTGCGGACGACGGGTTATCGGTTTGGAATCCAAGATAGCTTGCTGGGATTGCTGTCTCTGCCGCTAGTAGTTGGGCGTAAGCTCTAATCTGTTCGAAGTAGGGTCTTGTATCGTTAGCTTGAAATTGTCCTACCTGTGGCATGACGTTCTCTGCTTCGTTGTAAGGAATACCTAAAACTCGTCCTTGATAAACGGACCAAGGGTTTAGCGGTTTTCCGTCTGCATCTAGGAAGGTATCTTCCGAAGCTCCAAGAATGTAACGTTGCGGTGCGCTGTAAAACTCTCTAGCTACTTCCGCACCTAGTAAAGTCCTCATTGCGGAATCTGTGTAAGACCTAACAGCGGGCGTAATTTCCGAACGTCCTGTAGGGTCGCCAGTTCTAGGGTTATTCGGTAGAACGGCTACTAGAACCCTGCCTAGATTGTGTACGTCTCGGTCTACGTCGTACCATTTACGGTTAGCGTATTCGATGTAAACGTTTTCGTTAGGTAAATAAAGTGTTCCGCTAAAAGGGGTTCCGTCATGGTCTACGTTTACCAATAAAGCGGCAGATAGTCTACGGGTTCTTAGGTCGTAGATTGCCGTCATCTTTTTAGGGGACTCGATAGTTATAAGCGGGTCTGCTTCACCTTCTCGCCCGGGAGCGACGGTTACGAATCCTGTTCCATAAACTAAAGCGTCTTTGTGTCCAAGGCTAGATTCTAGATCTAGTTCATTGGCTCTAAACATTTCATTTACGCCTAGGTCTACAGGCGAAATAAAGCCCTCTAGGTCTAGGCGTTCTTCTAGTACGTCTACGGCGGTTCCTGCCCAACCCACAACAGTTTCTACCGTTGTAAGCTGTGGCGGAATGCTTATTCTCAAGTCTTTTAGTTTGTTCTTACCTTCGTAATAACGCTCTAACAAATAGTTTTTAGGAGCGTGGCTCTGAAGCTTAGAAAACATGTAATCTACTAAAGCTAGTTCATCTTGGCTTAGGCTCATAAAATGACAGCCCTTCGGTTAGTGGTTTTACGGTCCTTAGTTTGTTGTCTAGCTCCATTGGCTAAAACTGCGCAAGCTAAAAGGTCAATCTTGCGGGGTGATGACTTTTTTTCTTTTCTGAAAGACCCGGCTTCGGTTGCTACTGCATTCAAGACGTGCCTTTCTAATCTTAAGTCGCCGTCGTGACCTAATTCTTTGGCTACTAAATCGGCTATAAATTGTTGAGCTAGTGGAGCCATTCGGTGATTGGTAGGCGGTATACGCTCTACTCTGTTTCTAAATTGTTTCGACCACTCTAACACGTCGGGTTCATAGAATGATGGATCACACCAAAGCATCTTTACGTCGTAGTTTTCGAATAGCTTTTGTATAGCAGCGTTTACGTCTGCGCGGTCTACTGTCCATTCTGGGTCTTGCGGGTCTGGTTCCCAAACTTGATGGACTTTTAGGGTTCCTGTTTCGACATCGCAAATTACAATTCCTGTTGCGTCACCTGATACCGAACCGTCGAATCCTGCTGTAACTGTTGCACCTAGTGGGATAGTCTTTTCTCGTTTTGCTTCAGCCCAAAAATGGGGACTAACAAAATCTTCTCCAGCTAGTCTTACCCATTGATTTAGGCGATACCTTTGGAAACCTGCGAAGCCCGCCGATCCTGCCGAAGCAATGGAAGCTTCGAAGTCTCCGGTATCTAATAAGCCTTCCGCTAGGTTCGGATTGGCTTTTTTCCAGACTTCCGGGTCGGTTGGGTCCTCGTCCTGCGACGCTTCCCACCACCAAAAGCCGAAC